TGATGGCGTTGTGTCTGGCGCTGTCGTTTCGTCTACAACGACGACGCTGCCTAGCAATATGGACAGCACAACTATTGGGTATCTGAAACGATCATCCGCTGGAGATTATATTTCTGGCTCAATGGCGCATCCGGCAATCTGGAACGTGGCGCTGACGGGTAACGAGATCAAACAGCTTGCGCAAGGGCTGCGGCCAGACTCTATGCGCCGTCCTAATCTAGTGGCGTATTGGCCGCTCAACGGAAACTATCGCGAAGTCGTAGCTGGACGCGCGCCAACAACGCTAGTCGGCGCGCCGACATTCGGCCCGTTCACGCGGCCTGATGGCGCTCTAGTGAAGACGTTGACATAGCCCTCAGCCTCGCGTGCGCGGCTGCGGAGTGGGTGAGATAGGAGAGTGAGATGAGTTATACAACTATTTACGAATCAGCAACAGACGCTACGTTTCAGGCGCGGTGTCGGGCGGCGCTGTGGGACGTAGCCAACAAAGTCATCAACGATGAAAGCGGATTCCCTGCGACCGGACAGGCGTCAAGCTATGCGGCTGAGGATTTAGAGTATGCGTTGCGTGTACTGCGTGACCAGTCAACCATCAGCGACCGGGTGCTAGCGATGCAGGTGTTGCGGAATGGGACGATTGCGAGCGACCCTGCGAGTGCGTCTGACGGGGACATCCAGTATCAGGTGAATAGCATTTGGGCTGAGTTCCGGCGGATTGGGTGACGTATGGCAGCGGGCGAAGCGAAACTCAAATACGGTGCGACACAGCTGTTGTTTGCCGACCACTCTGGCGACTTTGGGTCGGCTCCGGCAACGGCTGCAAACTCTCTCATCATTGGCACGCCGACTGATGTACAGATTGACCTTACCGGCGTTGCAGCGAATGGTGGTGCAAGAGAAAGTGCCAAGGTCGACATGGGCGACCCGAGAGATGTCCAATATTACGTTGATGCTTGCTTGGAGTTCGAGAGCGCGCCGACGGATGGTGGCTCCGTTGCTTTCTACTGGGGCGGCTCTCCCAGCGGGACGGCTGGAACAGGAAACTATGGCGTATTGACGGGCTCGGACGCAGCTATCACAGACACGACGGGGAACTTGGGGCAGCTACAGTACATCGGGAGTCTGAGCGTCAAGAACGCGGTTGTGAACATTGGGTTTGTCGGCATCTTCACACCGTACCACCGCTACGGTGCGCTCGTCATAGTCAACAACGCAAGCACTGCGCTTCGGTCTACAGCGACGGCTATGGACGAAACGCATATTTGCCTTACGCCGATGCTCCTGTACTCGACGCAGAGCTAACCAGTGCCTCGCGGCCCCATCATCCGCTTCCTCGGCACCGCGTCCAGTGGCGGGGGGACAGTTAGCGGCTCGGGTGCCCTGGTTGCCGCCAGTCCGGTCATCGCCGGCTCGGGTACGCGGACCATCACCGGCACTGGCGCGCTGGTCTGCGCGGCGGCTTTTGTTGCGGGAACGGTCAATCTGGGATTTACCGGCTCTGGCGCGTTAGTTGCGCAAGCGCCGGTAGTCGCCGGCAGCGGAATAGTTACCGAAGCAGGCTCTGTCAGCGGCTCCGGTGAGCTTACCGCGCAGGCGCCGGTCCTCGCGGGCGCCGGCGTGGTCGCCCGGGTCGGCACGGGCGTCCTGGTGGCGCTGGCGTCATTGGCCGCACCGGCTCCGGGGTGCTGGAGGCCGGCGCCGCTGCGATTGTCGGTTCGGCCTCTAGCGCCACGCCGGGCGAGTGCCCGACGACCGATGAGATTGTGGCCGCAGTCATGGCCTACGAGGTGGAGAGCGGCGTAACGGTGTTGGAGGCGCTGCGCTACATCCTGGCGGCGGTCTCCGGCGTCACCAGCAAGACGGGCGACACCCGCACCTTCGATGCCGGCGGCAACCCCGGGACGGTGCGCATTGCGGCCACGGTAGACGCGCAGGGCAACAGGAGCAGCGTGACGCTGACATGAGCAACGTAGGCGCGCAGAAGGCGAGGTGGACGGGCTTCGGTTTGGTGCGTGACGCGCAGGGCCGGCCCAAGTTCGATTCAACCCAAGGGATACCGCCTGAGATATGGCGGCTGTTGACGGCAGACGAGCAAGCAGAGGTATTGAGAAATGGCGGTTACCCATTCAACGGCCGTTCGTAACGGCATCGCGGACTACGTTGTCGATGCGATTGATGGCGGCTCTGGCGCGGGCAAGCTGGTTATCCGTACCAGCGGCACCATCGGCTCTCCAGGGACGGCGGTTGCGACCTTGACGTTCAGCGATCCGGCTTTCGGCAACGCCGGGGCGTCGGTGGCGGGGCGTGCGGATGCGGACACCATCGCGTCAGACACCAACGCTGCAGGCGGCACCGCGGCGACGGCCACGCTTCAGACCAGCGCGGACACCGTGTGCGTGCATTGCAGCGTCACCGCGACGGGCGGTGGCGGCGATATCACGCTATCGAGCGTGACCATCGGCGCCGGTGACACGGTGAGCATTTCGAGCCTGACCTACGCTGCGCCGAGTTGATGTGTGGCCGCATGACTATTTCGCCTGCGACTACTGGGGCGGCGACTACTTTCCGCCGACCTGCGAGGTCGCGCGCGAGGCCGGCGGCAAACGGCGGCGCTGGGACCGCGAGCGGGAGTTGGCTAATGCCCGCGCTGCGCTCCTGGCGGCCGTCGGCCGGCCCCTCGGGCAGGACGAGGAAGACGAGCTGCTAGCAGTGGTCTACTGGTGGCTGCAATAGCGCGCAAGGTCATTGACCTGCCGTATTACCCGCGCGTCCTACAGCGCGAGGTCCATGCAGAGCTAGAGCGCAAGCGCTTTGGCGTGCTGGTCTGTCATCGCCGGTTCGGCAAGACCGTTCTCGCCATCAACGAACTGATCAAGCAGGTGGCCAAGTGCGACCGCGAGCGGCCTCGGGTGGCTTATGTGGCGCCGCTCTACCGCCAGGCGAAGGCCGTTGCCTGGGACTACGTCAAGCATTACCTGCGGCCTATCCCCGGCGTGACCTTCAACGAGGCCGAGCTACGGGCCGACCTGCCGGGCGGCCGGCGCTTGCAGCTCTTCGGCTCTGACAACGCCGACACCCTGCGCGGGATCTATCTCGACGCCGTCGTGCTTGACGAGTACGCCCTGATGGCGCCGCGCGTGTGGAGCGAGGTGCTACGCCCGGCGCTCTCCGACCGCGGCGGCACGGCGTTGTTTATCGGTACGCCGCTCGGCTCAAACCACTTCAAAGAGCTCTACGACTGGGGCGCCACGCAACCGGATTGGGTGGTGCGCACCTACCGGGCCTCGGAGACCGGCATCCTGCCGCCGGAGGAGTTGGCGGCGGCGCAGGCGGCGATGAGCGAGGACCACTATGCGCAGGAGTTCGAGTGCTCGTGGACCGCCGCCATCCAGGGCGCCTACTACGGGCGGCTTATCGAGGCCGCCGAGCGCGACGGGCGGGTGACGCGGGTCTCGTATGACCCGGCGCTCCCCGTCGAGACGTGGTGGGACCTCGGGATTGGCGACGCCACGGCGATCTGGTTTGCCCAGCGCTTGCGCTCGGGAGAGGTCCACCTGATCGACTACTACGAGGCTTCAGGCGAGGCCCTGTCGCACTACGTCCAACAGCTCCAATCCAGGCCCTGGGTCTGGGGTGATCACGTCCTGCCGCACGACGTGCGCGCCCGCGCGCTCCAGACCGGGCGCACCACGGAGGAGGCGTTTCGCGATCTTGGGCTAAAGCCGGTGGTGCAGGCCGCACACAAGGTTGAAGCCGGCATCGAGGCCTCGCGCGTGCTATTGCCGCGCTGTTGGTTTGATGCCGAGCGCTGCCGGCGCGGGCTCGACTGCCTGCGCCAGTACCGCAAGACCTGGGACGACGCCCGCCAGGTTTTTGCGGACCGGCCCTTGCACGACTGGACCTCGCACGGGGCCGACGCTTTCAGATACGGCGCCATGCACTCCCCGCGGCGCGCGTGGGAGCCCATCGTCTACGACAACCGAGGGATCATCTAGGTGGACTACCGACAACTGGCAACACTCAGTGAGGCGCGCATGATGGCCGAGGCCGCAAGATCTGAAATCGCCGACCTGCGGGCTAGGCTTGAGGCAGTGGAAGCGCGCATGACGGCCCTGGAGTCGCGGCCGGTGCCGCGAGGACCGGGGCGACCGAGGAAGGCCAGGTGAGCAAGCTGACAGACGCCGAGTTGATCGCCCTGTGCGACAGCGCCATTCGGGCCAGCGTGGGGCAGGGCTCAGACCTCGCAGCCGAGCGCGCCGACGCCCTCAAGCGCTACCTGGGCGAGCCCTACGGCAACGAGGTCGAGGGCCGCTCCCAGGTCCGCACCCGCGAGGTGTTGGACGTGGTGGAGTCGGCGCTACCGAGCTTGATCAGGCTCTTCGCTGCCGAGTCCAACATCGCCGAGTTCGAGGCCATCGGCCCCGAGGACGAGGAGGCCGCGCGTCAAGAGTCGGAGGTGATTGCTCACGTTTTCTGGTCCCTTTGCCAAGGGTACGGGGTGATCTACGACGCGGCGAAGGACGGGTTGCTGAGCAAAAACGGCATCGCCAAGGTGTGGTGGG